CTTCAAAAGCGGAGGGGTGTTGTCTGAAAGCGACCTTGATACCGCCTACAAGCAAGCCCTGTTCGTAGCTCAAGAGGTTAGCGAGGACGCAGCAGGGACAGGAGCTAGTGGTATTCAGTCGGTCGGGGAGGCAGCTCTTGAAGCCGGGGCAGTTACTGAGTCTAAGATAGGCTCAAATGCTGTTACCGCCACGAAGATCGCGGACAATGCTGTTATTACAGCTAAGATTATAGACGATGCTGTTACCGCTGCTAAGGTAGCGGACAACGCCGTGCTTACAGCTACGATTCTAAACGATGCCGTTACCGCTGACAAGATCGCTGACAACGCTGTTCTTACAGCTACGATTATAAACGATGCCGTGACGACTACCAAGATCCTGAACGACAATGTGACCCACGACAAGGTGGACACGGCGACGAAGGCAGAGATGGAAGGAGAGACTGCGGCGGGTGTGTGCGTTCCCGATACACTCAAGCATCACCCCGGCATTGCGAAGGCTTACGGTCGCGTGACAGGGACAGGGGGCGGTGGGACTGCGGTGCTGCAAGCAGGTAGCTACAATGTCGCTAGCGTTGTTGAGTCTGTTACTGACGGAGAATTTACCCGAGTAACTCTCACCGCCGCAATGGCTGACCTCAACTACACGGTAGTAGTGGCTAGGGATACCGGGTATGCTACGACGACCAATAACGCAACAGCAGTAGTTGTGAGCGCAAACACTTTTGACATAGGGACGAACGTCGATGGCACGAATGTCAACTTCACCGTATTCGGAACACTCGCATAATAAGCCATGACCTCCACCCATACTCCATCAGTCGTAGGAACGCTAGGAACGCTAGGAACCTTCACGTTATCCGACATCAACACTCTAGTCGGTATCAGTGTGGGCATCGTTACGTTGATTTATATGCTAATTAAACTCAGACAACAGCTAAAGAAATGAACGATCCCACTAGAAGCCTTAAACTGGAGGGTCTCCAAGACCTGTTGATTGACGAGTTCATCGGCAAGATTAAGGAAGGAGAAGCACCCCCCGCCCTGCTCAACGCAGCGAGACAACTCCTTAAGGATAATAACATTACAGCAGCAATCACTATGGACTCGCCCCTTCAGAACCTCGTAAGTCTCTTGCCTTTTGAAGACCCGTCTGATAAGGTTGTAGGACTCGATGACTGATGACATTCCAGAAAAGCTGAAGGACTTCAGGAACTTCCTGTGGGCTACGTGGGCGCACCTGAACCTTCCCTCCCCCACTCCGATCCAGTATGAGATCGCTAAGTGGATGCAGAACGGTCCTAACCGCTCCGTCGTCCAAGGGTTTCGGGGCGTAGGCAAGTCGTGGATTTGCTCTGCGTATGTTGTCCACCAGCTTCTCTTGGACCCTCAGAAGAACATCCTTGTGGTCTCAGCATCCAAGACCCGTGCCGATGACTTCTCGACCTTCACGCTCCGCTTGATCCATGAGATGCCCTTGCTGGCTCACCTCATCCCCGGCGACAAGCAACGCTTCTCTAAAATCTCCTTTGATGTTGGTCCTGCTGCTGCCAGCCACGCCCCCTCTGTCAAGTCTCTTGGAATAACATCTCAACTCACAGGGTCTCGCGCTGACATCATCATCGCTGATGACGTAGAGGTTCCCAACAACTCAGCCACCCAGTCCATGCGGGACAAGCTCTCTGAGCAGGTCAAAGAGTTTGAGGCGATCCTGAAGCCTAACGACGATAGTCGCATCATCTTCCTTGGGACTCCTCAGTGTGAGGACAGCATCTACAACAAACTTTCTGAACGAGGCTACAAGACCCGCATCTGGACAGCACGATTCGTCGCTGCACCTAAGAACGAAAAGGTCTACAACGGCAACGTCTCTGCTCTTTGCGTCAGCGGCGACAACAAGGGGATGCCCACAGAAGGCTCTCGCTTCGACGACACTGACCTTGCAGAACGGGAAGCCTCTTACGGAAAAACAGGGTTTGCCATGCAGTTCATGCTGGACCCTAAGCTGTCCGACTTGGATCGTTACCCATTGAAGATCAACGACTTGATCGTGATGGACCTCGACAAAGATACCGCCCCAGAGAAGCTGGTGTGGGCGCAGGTTCCAGAGAACGCTTGGGACAGCGCAGTCCCTAATGTTGGCTTCACAGGCGACAGATTCTACCGACCAATGAAGGTCATCGGAGACCACATCCCATACACCGGAAGCGTCCTTGCAATCGACCCATCGGGACGAGGAAGGGACGAAACATCATGGGCTGTAGTGAAGATGTTGAACGGCTACCTTTACGTTCCTGATGCCGGGGGGATGCAAGGAGGCTACGACGAGAAGACCCTTAAGGCGTTGACTATCAAGGCCAAAGAGAACAAGGTCAACGCTGTCGTCATCGAAAGCAACTTCGGTGACGGGATGTTCTCTGAGATCCTTCGTCCGTATCTACAAAAGATATACCCCGTAACTATCGAAGAGGTTCGCCACAACATCCAAAAGGAGAAGCGAATCGTGGACACCTTGGAGCCAGTGCTGAACCAGCACAAACTCGTCATGGACCCCAAGGTCATCAAGAACGACTACGAGTCAGCCTTGAAATACCCCACGGAATCCCAACTCCGCTACCAGTTAATCTTCCAGCTTTCCAGACTCACAAGGGACCGGGGAGCCTTAACACACGATGACCGCTTGGATGCGTTGAGCATGGGGGTCGCCTACTGGACAACGCACATGGCTCAAGACGCTGAGGAAAAGATCGTTGCACGAAAGGACGACCTACTCCAAGATGAGTTGAGCAAGTATGCGGATGCCTACTACAACCGAACACAGGGAACCCCCCAGACTACATCATGGATACGATAAACGAACTCCTCGAAATCAAAAGAAGCATCGAAGACCTCATAGATGGTCTCAGGAAGCCCTCTGAGCCGTCGCAGGGTGGGAATGGCCTCCTCACCCCCAAAAAGGATTCAAACATCCCTACGAGCCTCTCAAGGCCCTCTGTGGCCATTGTGGTGGGTCACAGCCGTAGGGGAGACCAAGGAGCGGTCGCAGCCGACGGAACCACCAGCGAGTGGGTCTACAATAACGAACTCGCATGGATGATCCAAGATCACCTCCCAAGCTCCATACACAGCATCGTTGTAGACGTTATCCCCGAAAATACCTACACAAAGGCTGTAAGGTATCTCCAGAAAACCCTGAACCCACTAGACCTCGATCTGGTCGTCGAACTCCACTTCAATAGCGGTCCCCCCACTGCACAAGGATACGAAGTCTTCTACTGGGCATCCAGCCTCAGAGGCAGTAAAGCCGCTGAAAACATCCTTCAAAAACTCAAGGGAACCTTCCCCAATAACATCAATCGTGGAGCAAAACAACGGAACTCCACAGCACAACGGGGCGGAAGGTTCCTCAAAGAACTCAAGGCCCCCGCCCTCATCCTTGAACCGTTCTTCGGCTCCAGCCAAAGGGAATGGGAATTCTTCAAAACCAAGGAGAATAAGGGCCATCTAGCCAAGGCAATCGCCTCTGGAATAACATCATCCGTAAGTCTCTGGTAATGAATAACATCCAAGAAAGACCCATACTAGGGGGATTCCTAGGGAGAACTATAAGTAACAAGTAGGGACTAGTGGGGGCAGAAGAGAATATAAGAAAGTCATGGAATTGGGGATCTTATAGATTATCTTCTTCTACTTCACTTAGTATTACTTAGTATAGAGAAGAATGGATGAAGAAGGTAGACACTAGTGCAGTGTTGAATGTGAATGACGAGAAGGGGAGGGTAACACTTATGCAGTGTCGAATATGAATGACTACCAGCAGGAAAGACTCCAAGCCCTTCTAGGACAGCTTGAAGAACACTTTGAGGACTTCCTTGTCGTCGTGACACCTTCCATCGACAAAAGACCTGCCGTCTACTACCGGAGTCCCTACAACGCCCTTGGGATGCTTCCTAGCGCACAACGGCAGATTGCTAAGGCTCTGGATGAGAAGGAAAATGAAGCGGAGCGGGGGCAGATCCACTGGGCTTCGGAGGATGATGAGGACTATGAGGAGGAGGAGGATGAGGATGTTAGCCCTTTCTAGGTTTTGATGTAAAAATGCGAGGGGGTAATATATATACGTTAAATTTGTTGCTCCCCCCGGACCCCTTCAAACCCGGCGATCTCCGCGCGAACTGGTAGAATAGAAGGGGGGGGTGCTTCCTAGGCTACAGCCGGGGCGGGGTGGCAAGACATCTAGAATGTTTTTGGCATGATGTTAGCCTAATAAGAGGACGATAGGGGAGGGGGGTGGTGTGAATACATTGTAGATACAAGGCAGCGTGTGTGTGTGTGTTGCCCCCCTTTTGATCTAACGAAAGAAACTCTCTATCAAAGCCCATTGACGCTTAGTGACTTACAATCAAGCGCACAAAACATAGTGAAAACATCTAGACAAACCCGGCATTGCCAGCCTAGAGTTCCCCCGCAATGAACAGCTACGAATTCACAGTTGATAACCACAAATTCACCCGCAAAAGCAAGCGCGCTGATTTCCAATTCGCTGTTACCTATTACTGCACTACGTTTAACGAATGGCAGCTTGCCGGACTGCGCACGAATCAATGCGCCGCGCTAAACTTACAGCGGTCCTACTCCGGCTACAAGAAATGCGTTATCATCGAAGTGTCACCCGCTTAATCAACACCAAACCAAACAATGAAAACACTACTAATCGAGCCGATCCTTCTTACACTTGTAGCTACTGCCCTTGCGGTAAAACTCATCCTTGCTTACCTATCTTAAAGACCACCAACACCAACACCAACACCAACACCAAACTAAACCATGAGCAACACCACCACCACACTAACGCAACGGCTTGATGCTGCTGCGGATTTGCAACGTAAAGTTCGCATGAGCAACACCACCACCACCACCACGCGAAACCGGAGCGAATTACTGGACGAGCTAATAACTCTCCAAAACACCGACGATCACGCACACCACGATATCGTAACGATTACGGGCTTTATGACTGACGCGCAACTTAAAGCTCACTTGGAAACCCACAGCCTCTAATACCAACACCACCACCACCAATACCATGAGCAACACTACCACCACCACGCTCACCGCTACCAATATTATAGGTGAGAGCTATTACAACTTGTGCCGCCTCGCTGAACACACTGGTTATACCAATCCACGCCGCGCTTTTGAGCAACTCGCCAAACAAGGCACGCCCCTAGAACTCCGAGTAACTCGCGACGATTGTGGAAACATTATTGCAATCGCTTAATCAACACCACCACCACCAACACCACCACCATGAGCAACACCACCCACCTAATCGAAGCCGTTATCTACGGTATCTTTGCCGCCCCCGTGATCTACACGCTTTGCGCCGTTGTCGGCCTTGTGCCTTTCCTTTAATCCAAACCAAACCAAACCAAACCAACCAAACACCATGAAAACAAACACCACCACACCATATAAGAAAGGCCAGAAATGCGTTATTTATAACGGCTGTCACAAAACGGGCGTGCCCATAGTAGAGGGAAAGGCTACCTTGCTTTCCCCTGTTAAGGGAAGGGGAAGCGCGACGAACTACTGGAACGTCCAATTTGATGAGGAGCCGGGGGAGATATACCGACGCTATATCCACGCAGAGCATTTGGAAAGTTGATTCCCGTCCGCTCCTTCCAGTTGGGGGGAGCGGTAGGGAGGCAACTAAGCCACCACCAACAAAGCAACACCATGAAAACAAAACACAACACCACCACCAACATCCAACGGCTGTTATCCGCGCACCATGACGAAAGCGCGGCGAGGCTGAAAAAGCTACAGGATCGACTCGCCACGCTCCGCGCGGAAAACAATACAACACCCATCCTTGGCGATGCCTTCCTAGAAGTTGATCTTGGGGAGGTTCCACTGAAGCCAACGCCCGCCCCTCTCCCCGATTGGATGGAATGGGTGGAAGATAGGCCCATCATCTGCGGCTTGATTGCCGCTGCTATTGGAATTGCCGGGGGATGGATATTCGGAGCCAACATCTAATCAACCCCAACCAATTGAAACTATGAAAACTACAGCACGAAAAGAGACGACATATCCACAGCCACAGATTCACATGAATGGCACGGGGCGCAAAACTCTGATTGCGGAGACTAAACTGGCGCGGAATTCGCTCATGGTAGCCATAAAGGCATTTGAATCCATGACCGCTTTGTTGAGCTGGCCAAATATATCGACGCGAGATTTACACACCTCCTTGATCAATAATCAACCCCAACCAATTGAAACTATGAAAACAATATTAATTCCGGCTTACGGCCGCGACTACACAAGCAAAGCGAAAGTCCTTGCCGACTTCCACGCAGACAAGGACTTTATAATTGCGGACATTGCATCCCGGTGGGATGGAAAACCTGCTAATAAACCCGACCTTAAGGGCTTTACCATTCAATTCCGGTATGCTGGCCTTAGAAAACAATTTATTCTCAACACGTAAGAACATGAAAACTACAGCACGAAAAACACTGCCAACCTACCGCCAATTGCTAGGCGTTGCCAATGCCAAGACGGTGAAAGGGGAGGCCTTGGGATATCTAACAGGAATCCTATACCTTGCCCCTCATAAGATATCCGGTCGCAACGTATGCGCCCACGCGTCGAAAGGTTGCGCGGGTGGATGCCTTTACACGGCGGGAATGGGAGCATTTAGCAACGTGCAAGCCGCGCGAATTGCTAAAACCAAGGAATTTCACGAAGATCCTAAGGGCTTTGTGGAAATGTTGGCGCGTAACATAGAACGCCTTGTGAAAAGGGCGGAAAAACTAGGGCTTAAGCCTTGCATAAGGCTCAACGGCACAAGCGATCTTCCTTGGGAGAACTTGGGAGGAATGACGGGGGAGAATCTCATGGATCGATTCCCTGCTGTTGCGTATTATGACTATACCAAGAACCCGAACAGGATAAAGCCTTCCTACAGGATCGGCCTTCCTAAAAACTATTCGCTGACATTCTCCGCCAGTGAATCCAACGGGGCAGCTGTTTCAAAAGCCATAATGTGGGGCGTTCCCGTTGCAATGGTTTTTAGCGGGATTCCAAAAACGGCCAAGATTCCCGCGCTTAGGTGGGGGTTGCGTATTGTCGACGGAGATAAGCACGATCTGCGCTTCCTCGACAAAGGCGCGGGAATTGTCGCGCTCCGCGCTAAGGGGGAGGCTAAGAAGGACGCTACAGGCTTTGTCCGGCCTTTTAATGCTCGCTTCCTTTCCATCAGCTCACCGAAAACGCCATGCGCTATTTAGAACACAGAACACAGAACACAGAACACAGAGAAGAATATGAAAACTACATTTAGAATAGACATCAAACAGAACGGTAAAGATAGGCTCGCTCTTGCGTCCCTGTATTTTAACAATCACAGGATGCGCGGAGTTAGTCTCCACCGGGACAATCACTCCCCTGAGATCCAATCCTTACTAAGCCTGTTTAAGATAGCATCCGAACATGACGACTGGGCGAACGTGAATTGCGCGGAGTCCACCGGAGAATTGCTTGAGCATCTCACGAAAGAGAACGGCAAGACATACCAGAGAACCAACATTGGAGGGGGCATCACGATCAAGACGGCAACGCTTTGCTTGGTGGGCATCAGGGTGGAAGGATTCGTTGAGTTCGACCCTGAGACTGTCCAGCGCAAGACGCTGAACGACGCAGTGAAAGACCTTGAACGCTTGCCTTGCATGGATACTATTAACGACGGAGCGCATTGCGGTCTGGCGGACTGGTATCCCCCGCTAGAAAAGGGAATTGTCGCAGCTTTAGCGGAAGGGAAACCATTCACCACGGGCTGGTATGGAAGCAAGAAAGAAATTGCGTATGCTTGCATCTCTGGCGATGGCAAGAATATAAACTTGGAAGCTCGCGTATACAACGACTTCGACGATGAAGGGGCGGGACGGGTGACCATCCCACACACTGAGGATTTGGAAGCCCTTAGAACGGCTATCTACACAGCATGGGACCAAGCAGTGAAAGACCAAGAGGAGAATGCCTCGGTGAAGATGTTCGTGGTTGGCACATTGAAAGACGGCAAGCGCGTTAACTGGATCGAAACCTACCTAGTTGATAATGACACTTGCTCTCTTGGTCTTTATGGTTCCCCGCCTCCCGGTGACTATGCTTACGAATGGGGATGGCAAGAGGGTTCCGCAGATATCCCCGAGACGGTGAAGAAAGATATGGAGGAACGGATGTGGAGAGAGATGCCTGTGATCTCATCTAACTTCATCATGGAGGAAGCGTCATGAATTACGCGCTAGCCGCGCTGCTTACGGCTTTGTGGCTCTTCCTCATCTTCCACGCCTACGCCTAACACCCTCCACAAGCCCCGGTAGCCGTTAAGGTTGCCGGGGCTTTTCCGTTGGCAAGGAGCAGGGGCAAGGGACAGGGGCAAGGGACAGGGGCAAGGGACAAGGGCAAGGGCAAGGACAAGGGGCAAGGACAAGGGGCAAGGACAAGGGATAAGGACCAGTGGCAAGGACAAAGGACCGGGGATAAGGACCGGGGGCAAGGACAAAGGACAAGGGCAATCAGCCGGGGCCGGGGGAGCGCGTAAACCCGTTGGAGTCAGCCCCTCACCCGTTGGAGTCAATCCGTCAACTTGTTGGAGTGAGTAGCAAAAAACATTTGACAACCCGTTGGAGTCAATGTAGAGGTGGGTATGGCTAAGTTAAAACACATATTCGACACGACCTTTTCACACCACTGGCATGGCAATGCCCGAGAGCTTGTTGAGCTTCGCAGTTC